CGACCCATTATTGTTGAGTTGGATAGCGAGGAAGAGGAAGAAACGTCGGTAACGGTAGAGGGACACGGGGCAAATCTGGCGGAGTATTTGCCAGAATCGGAGTTGGGGCTGGTGGGGTCGCAGGTTTGCGACAACGCGCAGGCCGATCTGGATTCGCGCAGCGAGTGGGAAAACCTAATCGTCAAGGGCATGGAGGAGTTGGGCCTCAAGATTGAGGAGACTGCAGAGCCTTTTGAGGGGGCATGTCGTGCCAACCATCCGTTGCTGCTTGAGAATGTAGTGAAGTTCCAAAGCAAAGCGGTGCAGGAAATTTTCCCTGCGGCGGGTCCCGTTCGGACCAAGGTGTGGGGTACCGCGACGCCGGAGAAGGAAGCGGCGGCAAATCGGTTGAAGGAGTTCCTCAACTACCAGATCCTGGAGGAGATGGTAGAATACTTTGATGAGACGGAAAGACTTCTTTTTGCGCTGCCCCTGGTGGGTAGTTGCTTCCGAAAGCTATATTTTGATACGGCAGTGGGCAGGCCGGTGGCGGAATACGTTTCCGTTGATCAGTTTGTGGTTTCCTACAACGCCCCCGATTTGCGACGGGCTGAAAGATACACCCACATCATCTATAGGAATCACGACGATCTGATGGGGGATATCGCGGCTGGAGTCTACAGGGATATTCAGTTGGGGCAGCCGGGGCTGGTCGAGCAGCGAGTCATCGCCGCAAAGATTGACGAGTTGCAGGGTGTATCCCAGCCCATCGATTTCAAGGCTCATGTTTTGTACGAGTACCACGGGTATTTCAAGTTTGATGGGTTGGATGAGACGAAGGCGGGGCCTCTTCCCTACGTAGTGACGGTAGACGCGGGTTCTCGAAAAGTTCTCAGCATTCGTAGGAATTGGGCTGAGAAAGACCCGAAGAAGCGAAAGCTGGAGTGGTTTGTCCACTATAGGTATGTCCCGACGATGGGTTTTTACGGGTTGGGGCTCATCCACCTAATTGGCAGTTTGTCGAAGACGGCGACGTTGACGATGCGGGCGCTGGTGGACGCGGGCATGTTTGCTAATTTGCAGGGCGGCTTCAAGTTGAAGTCCATGCGGGTGGTGGGCGGCAACGACCCGATTGGTGCGGGAGAATGGCGGGATGTCGATTCTACTGTCCAAGATATATCCAAAGCAATTTATCCCCTGCCCTACAAGGAGCCGTCTCAGACACTTCTGGCGCTGCATGACAAGGTGGTTATCGCGGGGCAGAAGTTTGCTGATACGACGGAGCAGGTGATTGCGGATAGCACCAATTATGGGCCCGTGGGCACCACGTTGGCATTGCTGGAAGCCTCCACCAAGTTCTTCTCCGCCACCCACAAAAGAATTCATGCTGCCCAAAAACAAGAATTCAAGATCCTGCGGCGAATCGACAAAGACTACTTGCGGCAATACCCCTACTCCATCCAGGGACTGCCTCCGGAAACTTTCCGTGCTGACATAGAAGCGGAAGTTGACATCGTCCCCAGCAGTGACCCAAATACCCCCAGCAATGCCCACAGGTTGACTAGGGCTACTACCATTCTGCAAATGGCTATGCAGAATCCGCAGATGCATGATTTGCGGGAAGTCTACAGGCGCGTCTACACGGCGATGGAAGTGGACAACCTGGACAAGATTTTGCCGCCGCCTGCCCAGGCAATCCTCGGAAGTCCTTTGGAGGATCTGATTGCGGCGTCCCAGGGGAAGCCGATCAAGGCATTCCCTGGCCAAGATCATCGCGCCCACATTATGGCGAAGACAGCATTCTTGCAGGATCCCATGGCGGGGGCGTCCCCCATGTTCCAGGCTGTGGCCCCGATGATCCAGGCCAATATCAGAGAACATATGCTGATGCAATACGCCGCTGCGGCAATGGCTGCGGGGCAGCCGGGGGAGGTTGGCGAAGCCCAGGCTATTCAGCAGCTTGCCCAGGCGCATCTGGCGCAGGCGCAACAGATGATGCAGCCGCAAGATCCCACAGTGCAGTTGGGCATGGCGGAGTTGCAGATGCGCGCCAAAGAACATGAAGACAAGATGCTCAATAACGCGGCGCAGCTTGCCATCCGCAACCGCGAGTTGAATTTGCGGGAACAGGCCCAGGACCAGAAGGGATACGTCGAGGGTCTCAAGGTGAAGCAGAAGGAAGCGGATTCTGTGCGAAAGTCAGCAACGGCAGCAGTTGCCGCCATTGGGAGGAAAACAGGTGCCGTCTAAATCTTTCTCGCAGGCGCGCATGATGGCGGCTGCAGCCCACGACCCTGTTTTCGCGAAGCGGGCAAAAGTTCCAACCAAGGTTGCAAAGGAATACAATATGGCTGATAAGCGAAGTGGATTTCTGAAGTCTGCCATGCGAGCCAAGGGCCCGGCTTATGCGGAGGGCGGCAAGGTGGAAGACGAAGACAAGGTGGATGCGCTGACTCGGCGCATGCGGGAAGATTCGGAATCTCGAAAGAAGCCGTCGCCTTCTGCTGTACCGATGAAGCCGCGTAGCGATAAGCGTAACCCCGACAGGGCGACTATCACTCCTCGGGTGTACGATAAGCCGCCGCAATACGCGAAGGGCGGTAGTGTGAAGGGGAAAGGGTGCGAGTCCAAGGGCGCCCGGCCAGCGAAGTATTATTGAGAGGAAATCGACATGATGAAGAAGATGAAGGGTGGAGACCCCAGCAAGCTTTCCACCGACAAGTTTTCTGCCCGAGCCAAGAGGGCTACGCTGCGGGGAGATGACGCAGGTACCTTCAAGAAGGGCGGAAAAGTGAAGAAGATGATGAAGGGTGGAAAGTGCTGAAACACTTCCAGAAAGCAATTGAGAATCGACGGCAGCAGATTGGTTTAGATTTGGCCTCTGGTGTCGTCGATTCATACGATAAATACCAGTGGCATGTTGGGTATTGTGCTGGTATGGTAGCTGCACTGGCAATCCTAGAGGAGATTGTGGATGCAGATGCCGACGCCGAAGAGTAGTGGCAATACTACTTGGTGGACCGATCCCACTGTTGCGGATCCCCAAGATCTTCCGGAAGTACGAGGATGGCGCATCCTGGTTCGCCCCATTCCCAATGCTCCCAAGACCAAAGGTGGAATCATTATTCCAGATGCCACCATTGAAACGATGGACCTTATCCGTAGTGTCGGGCAAGTAAAAGTTGTCGGCCCTATGGCGTATGGGAAGCCGGAAATGGGTGGTCGTTGGTGTGAGGTGGGGGATTACATTCTCTATCCCCGATACAGTGGGGCCAAGTTTTCGTATGGTGGGGTGAAGTTCCTACTCATCAACGATGACGAAGTGCTGGCGGTTATTAAGGATCCCGCTCGCATCAATGAGTAGGTATTGACAATACCCCTCAATTCTAATATCCTTATAACAGCGTAACGCAGGGTCGCAACTGTGGAAGAAGAAAAGAATACGTGGGTAGAGGTGGAGCCTCAGACTCCTCCGGAAACCCCCGAGACTCCCGAAACCAAAGCTGAAGACGATGGATCTGAAGCGGGACCCCGGGCCCAGAAACGCATCAAGCGGCTTCTGGGAGAGAGGAAGTCCCTCGCGGAAGAGAATGAACGTCTGAAGCAGGAAGTGGAGGCGGCCCGAACGGCGGCTGCCGAAGCTGCGGAGAAGGCCCGAGGCTCCGAGACCTCAGCGAATTCTGTCTACAAGCAAAGCTTGCAGGAGAAGCTGAAGGTTGCTGAAGCCCAGTGGCAGGCTGCTTACGATGCTGCCGACAAGGATACCTTGCTGGCGGCGCAGAATGCCATGACCGAGGCCAAGCTGAAGTTGATGTCGCTGGAGGCATGGGAAACCGCGCCGCAGCCGCAGCCGAAGCCTCAACCTCCTCAGCAGCAGCAGCGGCAGCCGCAATTGGCTCCGGCGACCAAGGCGTGGATTGACAACAATTCGTGGTTTGGGCGAGGGGCCAATGCGGACAAGGCCGCAACGGCAGTTGCCGTTGCCATTTCCGATGATCTGGTTTCGGAGGGCTTCGACCCGGCGTCCTCGGAATTTTACGAGGAGGTGGAGAAGCGGCTGTTGGCAGAGATGCCACGGATGGCTTCAAAGCTTCGACGGGAAGAAGCCCCGCGTACAGTGGTGGCTGGGCAGTCGCGTAACCCTGGCCGACGTATCCGACTGGACGAGGGTACTGTCAAGGCGTCACAGCGTCTTGGGGCCTCGCTGGAAGATACCGCCAGATACGCAGAAGCGATTTCTGCGGCAGGCGATGGGTACGTAACCATTGATGTGAGGAAGAAGAAATGACGATGCATCGGACGCGGGAAGATGAGTCGCGTAAGCGGGAGTGGAAGGAACCCAATGAGTTGGATGTTCCGGAATCTCTGGTTCGCAGGCTGAAGAGTGAAGGCTTCGGGACTCGCTGGATTCGAGTGTTGCTGGAAGGCAAGCCGGATCCGGTGAATGTGATGACGAAGATGCGTGAGGGATACGCTTTCGTCTCCAAGGACGAAGCCCCCGAGTGGGTGGGTGCCCCCGTGATGGATTACGGGAATCATGGCAACATCATCGTTATCGGGGATCTGGCGTTGGCAAAGCTTCCGCTGGATATTTCGGAGTCTCGAACGCGGCAGATGCATGAGAAGACGAAATCTTTGGCAGATGCGATTGATCGGCAGCTTTCTGAGAATCGCAAGTTGAATGGGGTCATGCCCATCAGCAATCGAGGAAGTAGTAGTAAGGTGTATTCCGGCGGTCGCACCCCTACTCTGGACTAAGTGAAAAGGCCGCCGGGTAAAGGAGTCGAGACATGCCTGCTACCAAGCGGCCTTTTGGTCTTCAGCCGGTGCGGATCCGAGGGGGCGCACCGAATAGCAACGCCCTCACCACCTACAGGGTGGGGGCTTCTGCCGGTCCTTCGGATATCGGGGACGGCGATCCCGTGAAGCTGCATGCCACGGGTGTGGGTGCCGGTGGCATTCTTCAGCCCGCGACGGCGGCTTCGGATTTCATCATCGGGGTGGCCAAGGGCTTTCGCTGGGTGGATCCTGTCACGAAGCGGCCCACTTGGAGTAACTATCTCCCGGCGGGTACGTCGTCTGCGGACAGCAACATCTATGCGTATGTTGTGGATGATGACCGGGCGACCTTCATTATCCAGGCAGATGCTTCGGTTACGGTTGGCGATATCGGATTCAATTTCGAGTTGTCGGCTGTCGCTTCGGTGAATGCGTCGTATGGCAAGTCGCAGGCAGTGTTGAAGGCATCGAC